ATATATCATCTGGATTCTTAGGCATAAGACCGAAAGCTTGGTCTACAATACGACTATGAGCACTTGCACCAGCACAAGCAAGAAATGGGTCTTTTTCTTTAGTGCCTATTTTACTTGCATGATGGCTATAGATAAAGCTAAGTCCATATTGTTTATATCCAGCAATCTTACCTATACAGTCCCCAACTTGGACATTATCGTTCTCGTTATCTCCGTCAAAGAATCTGTAGAACGGGTCAAGACCTATAAGTTTAGTCTCAGGATTCTTTTCTTTATATTGCTTAATTGCTCTTAAGATACTATCAACAGACTGCTTCTGCCAATTATCTACCATAAGACAAATATCAAACATCTTTAGCTCTCTATCTGGATATATCGTTTGATATTTTTCCATTAATTTTACACAGCGTTTTTGTACTTTTGCTTTTGTAAGCTCATAATCAACTAACAAACAATGTGCTTGAGTACATTCTCTGCCCTGCCAAGGAATACCATTCTCTACACAGAATAGCATTTCCTCTAAAAAGTAACTTTTGCCTACTTTACTACCAGCTATAATAGCATTAACAGTACCATCTAAGATAAGACCATCAATAAGATATTCTTCAGGAGGTACTTCTTCTTTCATTGGGTCGAACAATACAATATTGCTTGTAGACACAGTATCTACTGCTTTTAATCTTGTCTGTACCTTATCATATATTTCATCAAGCGTCATATCCTTAAAGGCTTCGTTTTTCTTACGACCATCTTCATCATCCCAATCATCAGGGTCGTATATATCTCTAATATCAATACCCTGATTCATAAAGCTTCTAAGCATAGTCCACTTTTTTAATTCATTGTAATTAGCTTCAATATTCATAGGATGACATTTTGTAACTGCCAGTCCGACAAAATTTATTCCTTGACTTCTTTGATAAATGCGATAGTCACTTGGATAATACTTTTCTAAACAATTCTCAATCATGTCAGAGTCAATAAATTGATTACCGTCCTTAGCTAATCTCTCGACCGCTGTATATACTCCTTTTGCGACATTGTTGCAGAAATCATCTTTAACCACATGATACTCACTAACTAATGCTGGATTACTGATAAAACAGCCTATTACTTCTTTTTCGGCGTTTAACGAACGATAATCTTGCTCATCATATTGAATCTATAATTTCTTCATTTCTTCTTCCTCCTATTTCCTTAAAATTTATTTAATGTGCTATTGATATTATCTTGTACAGCCGCAATACGAGACTGTAAGGTATAATAATCAACATAGTCTTCCAATTCGTCTGTTTTATCAAAATAAAACACAATCTAATTTTGGTTATTATTGTTTACATCTACATGGTCTAATCTGCAACCATTACGCAATAGAATATTGCAAAGTTTGGTGCTAAACACTGGATAATACTTCTTTTTCATATAATTTTTCTCCTTATTTTAAAATATAAATTGATAAAAAAAGGGAGCCCCAGAGGACTCCCCGATACAAGAACTATATAGATTGTAAACCTGTTCGTCGCTTGCAATCTATATATGATTATAATAATCTATAGTATCTTTGTATCGTTTGTCCCCCAAGACTCGCTTTATTTCAACTATTCGTAGCGAATAATAGACTACTTATAAGTAATCTACTCTTGGTCGTGGTCAATGCCACTCGTATCTTATGTGTGCATCATAACAGGTCCTTGTACTGTCTGTCAAGGTCTGTAATCAATTTGTAACAATATTAAATTTTTGTGAACTAAGAGTTATACTTTCTACCAAATAAAATCTTCTTTTTATTTGGTTACAGATAGTAATGATTTATGATTGTAATTTTTTAGAAAACGCACTTCTAATCTAATCCATATACTTTCCCATCTTTTGTTCTACAACCCTGTTTTCTAAAAAATTATAATCTATTTATTGGACTAATATACCCTTGCCGTATATCATCGTCAGTCAAGTCAAGATAAGCCTTTTCGGTTACTGTGACACTACTATGACCGAGTATCTTACTGAGTGTGAATATATCTCCACCATTCATTAGAAACCTTTTAGCAAAATTATTCCGAAATGTTTTAGGTGTTATTCCTGTTAATCCTATACGCTGTTGATACATTCTAAGGTTTCTTTCAAATGTATTAATATGAAATTCCTCACCGAATTGATTAGGGAATATATATTCAGTATTTTCAATCAGCAAGTCTCTGTGTCTTAACCAAGTCTTAAGAACTTTTCTTGTCTTTTCTCCAAAATATACAGTTCTTGACTTCTTGCCTTTTGTTTTGTCCCACTCCAAATAAAAACTATTATTCCGAAAGTTTATATTCTCGTCTTTAAGAGTTAGGGTCTCTCCAATACGCATACCAGTATCAAGTAATACCTGTATGATAACAGAGTCTCTATATTCTGGATATTTACTCTTGTCCATCATCTGAAGAAGCTTTTTGAAGTCCTTATCTCCTACAAACTGAAGTGGTTCTCTTTCTACCTTAAATTGTTTTATCCTAAGAGGACTCTTTCTTATATACTCAAACTCTACCATCCAATTAAAGAATACCTTCATATTCCGTATGTAACCATTGATGGTAATTTTACTAACAGGCTTATTCTCACGTCTAAGGTTACTTCTTTCTGTAAGCCATCTGATATAACTATCAATATCTCCTGCTCTGATATTCTCGGCATCTGTGATTCCTCTATCTTCCATATACTGAGTCATAAGCTGCAAGGTCATATTATAGCTTTTGATACTCTTGACAGAAAGTCCTTTGCTCTTACAATGCCCCAAAAAATCCTCGATTTGATAATCAATAGGTCTCATACTTTCCTCCTACAATAAAAAAATAGTCCCGCCAGATTGGTAGGACTAAAACTAAAAAATTTATAAGTCAGAAGGTTGATTTCATGCACATTTTTAGGATGTTTATAGGAGTGAAAAAGCTTGAAACCCCTGATATATCAAGCAATTTTACTTTTTAGTTGCAAACGAATTTTGTCACTTATCAAAGCGATGAACTCCGAATTGGTGGGCTTGCCCTTGGTGTTTGACACCGTGTAGCCGAAGTAGCGCTGGAAGGTATCACCCTATTTTTGCAACTTTTTTGACCTAAAAATTGTGAACGAAAAATTAACAATTTAATAGTTTATAGTCCTACTTTTATAGGTGTTGGTAGGAGTATATCATACCTATAACTTCAAGTCAAGAGCGATAAAAAATGGGAGAGCATTACACTCTCCCTGAATTTTCCACTACATCGCTTATCTTTTGAGTCTGAGTACCAAAATAGAAAGCAACAATAGTAGTAAAGATAGCAATAAACTGTTCACTACTTAAAACACCTGTGATAGACAGATAGCAAAAGACAATAGTGGTTAATATGGTTACTATGCTTTTAACTGAGCATAGATTAGCAAGACGTTTTTTAATATCCATTAGTGTCTCCCCTTAAGTTCAGATACATCTTCTTTTACATTTTTCAAATCGGTTTTAATAACAGCAATATCTTCATGGCATTTAGAGAACAAGTCAGCATAATGATTATGCTAATCAAGTCTTGTTTCGATGTTCTTAAGGCGATAGTTAGTCATTTTACTAAAAGCGCCAACACTAACAACCGCAGAGATTAATACACTAAGTAGTTGTATAACAATATCGCTCATAATCTCTCCTTTCTCACGAGTAATAGATTATAACGCAACCTTGAGCGCCATTAGAACCGCTTGAGCCTGTTCCTGCTGTACCACCTGAACCAGCTTCTGTCCATAAACCGAAACTGCTCCAACTTTGGTTGCCTGATATGTAGGAGTAGCCATCACCGCCACCTCCTCCACCGCCACCACCGTTGCCACCATTACCTCCTGCACCAAACTTGGTAGGAGTAGAAGGAGCACCTGCGTTAGCACCATTGCCACCAACTTTACCTGAAGCATCACTTCCGTTAGTACCCTAAGCAGCACCACCACCACCAGCACCAGCATAACCTGTTTGATAGGTTATATTAGCTACTTGCCAGTCATATTTAAAGGTCTTAGTACCAACATAGTGTACGAAAGAATAAACAATCGTAGGTCTACCATAGTCATAACTGCCTTGTCCAGACTCTGTACTGTAGCTATCAATGGTTTGTGTATAGGTTCCCTGCACATCTCTACTAAAATCAGTAGGTAGATTAACGTTAGAAGGTTCAAGATAAACTTCACCTGTTGCTTGGTCATACATAGTAACACCGTTCTTAGAAGTAGTTGTACCGTCCCAACCAATTCTTTTTCTATAACCTTTAGTGTAAAGTTCACCCGTACCTGTTTTACCATCCATGTCTGACATACCTGTATAATACTGAGTAGAGCGAGGATAGGAACTAACATTATAGTCCGAAGTTCTTTCTACTTGTCTTGTACCCCAGCTAAAACCGACTGTAGGACTTTGAGAGCCTCTTGTTTGAGTAGTTTTCTGTTGGCTATAACGACCACCTTGAGTACCGGTTCCGCCTGTATTAGAACCTACTGTTCCACCACTTGCTCCTGTAGAGCTTGCATTACCACCATCACCACCATAGATACCATCTGTACCTTCAGTAGCAAAGTTCTCAGTGGTCATTGTATTAGTATAACCTTCAGGTGTTGAGGTTCCGTTAGCAGAAGAGATTACAGTATCATTTATAGAACAAGTTGTTGTACCACCACTTGTACCATTACTTCCAACAGCACCACCTTGTCCACCATTGCCGATAGTAATAACAATATCATCACCGCTTGCATTAAGAATAATGTCTTGTGAATATACCTTACCACCATCGCCTTTAAGACCATTAGCACCACCTTGACCACCATTGCCGCCATTTGTGACGCTACCACCTGTACCATTACTACCACTTGTAACAATACCAGCGTTACCTCTTTCACCTGCTGTACCGTTAGAACCACCACTACCACCATCTCCACCACCGATAACAACAACTCTTATGTTACGGTGTGTAGCTCCAAGGTCAGATAGATGATAAGTACCACTCTAAGAGATAACTTGACTCTTAGTAAAGTCATAAGGATAGTATGTAACTGTAATAGCTTGTGTAGTTGTTTTGGTAATATTACCTTCCGTGTAAGAGATTGTTACTTGAGTATCGCCAACTTTAAGAGTAGTTGGAGTTACTGTATATTCAGCATCTTGTAATGCCTTAGTATCACCATTACTATAGGTTGCAGTAACAACCATTCCTGCTTTATTAAAGTTATTATCTTCATAATAAGCAGTATAAGTAGGCATGGTTGTAACTTCGATTTTGGTCAGATACTTCATAGTGATAGCCTGAGTTGCTGTCTTTGTAATACCTCTACGAGTGTAACTTACTGTAATAGTTGTGCTATCTTGAGTCAGAGCACTTGTAGGACTATAAGTATAACCACTTACAGTCTTAGAAGTATCATTGTCAAAATAAGCAGTAACAACCATGCCTGTTGTGTTGAAATACTCACCTATCTTATATACAGTCTTTGTAGGAGGAGTTGTGATAGCAATAGAGGTTAAATTAGGAGCATCACCAACAACAATATCTACATATGCATTCGCTGTTACACCAGTATCAGTATAAGAGATTGTTACAGTAGTATCATTCTTTGTGAGCGCACTTGTGGGACTATAAGTATAGTTGTTTACAACCTTTGATGTTCCATCTGAATAATAAGCTGTGACTACCATTCCAGCAGGATTAAATACATCATCCTCGTAATAATCCGTCTGGTCTGGTGGAGTTGTTACAGCGATGAAACGAAGAAGTGTTACTACAGAAATAGGGGTTGTTGTAGTTTTGGTTATTCCAAGTTCTGTGTAAGAAATGGTAACTTGAGTATCAGATTCAGCTAAAGCTCCTGTTGGACTGTAAAAATAACTATTAATAACATTTGTACTGTTATCATCATATGTTGCTGTTACAATCATTCCAGCAGGATTAAATTCATCGCCTGAAGCATAAGAAGTTTGAGTTGGAGGAGTTGTAACAGCGATAGAAACCAAAGTACGACTACCGACAACTACAGGAGGTACATAGTTCTGTATGATTTCAGCACCAGCACTATTTACAGAGTGTCCAAAGTTACCCTCTAAGCTCTTAATAAAGCCTTGAGTTTTGTCTCCAAATGGGTCAGTAAATGAGATAATATTTGTAGGCTTTTCACCATTTGTTATAATAGTATTATTCAATGTAAAAGCACTACCATAATAAGCCATAACTCTCTCAGCAGTTGAAGCACTATTAGCTAAAGAAACTAAGGTAGCATCTTTAACAGTAGCAATTTTCTCTTCGCCTGTGTAGTCTGATTTCTGTTTATATACAATGGATTGAGAGTGTGTATAAGGCTTTCCTTTAATAATAGCATTTGGACTTGCCTATACAACAGCATAGTTAGCATCAACTTCATTATTCAGGAGAGTACAATTTTCAAATGTAATGTCATAATGAGGTTCTTTCCAAGTGACTAAAGCGGCATTTTTTACTACATTGCCTTTAGGAGTAGTAAAGTTTTGTCCAGCAAGTTCACCAGAAAAGATTTTCTTTGATTCAGTATCATCAGATTTAAAGTAAGCGTGTTCAGTAACAGCTACTTTATTGATGTTGGAATATTCGACTGAACCACCTTCCATAATTCGATTGTCTGGAATATTGATAGGTGTATTTACATCAAGGGTTGTTATATATACATTACCCTCAGAGTTCTTTTTGATACAACCACCGCAAGCGAATAAAACTTGCTTTAGGTTATCTCTTCGAGTTGATATAGGCAACCAACCATAGAGCTTGATTTTGGAGAATACTTGCTTGATGGTATATGGTATTTTACCACCTATAATCTCTTCAATTAGCTCGGAAGCGATTTTAGCTTTATAATATCCACCATAGTGCAAGGTATCTTCAAGGAGACCTATAGCACTCTAAAATTCAAAGTTAAATTCATAACGCGAAGTGCGTTTCACTTTAACAAGATAGAACTTACCAAAAAGAGTATCATCTTGATTATAGGTACATGGAGTACCATAGGTAAATTTAGTAAGGTCTACAGCCAAAGATGGGTAACGCACCGTAAAGCGAAGAGTATCAATAGATAGCTCGTCATGTGCTAAAGAATTTTCCACAAAGAAACTACCGCTGAGGAGCTTACCCTCAGCAGTAGTATTTTCTGGATTATCTGTAAAAGTTAAATTATTAAGAAGTATTGTATTCATCGTTCAATCAAAGGAAAACTAATTCCAGTCCAGTATTCCTTTTCTCCCTTCTTAATAAGATATTGAGCAGGAACATTATTAGAATATGCCTAAAAAGAATGTGACTGCCCTGTGAGTGGATGAGGGTTAATCTCAACAGAGACATATTCAGGATAAATAGCATTAAGCACAATAGAGCATTCGGAGGTAGTCAGAGGTTTGCAAGTTACAGTCCATTTATCTTTGACTGTAACTCTATCTCTGTACATTGTTCCATCCATTGCTCTACCAGCATTAGGACCATCAATATCATTCCTTGAATATTGTAAACCCTCATTAGCAATATAAGGAGTAATATCAACATTATTTACTTTAACTTGCATATCTTCCTCCTTAACCGATTGTTACCATAGAGGTTGAATTATATCTGGATTGTTCTTTCTGCTTCTTGGTTATTTTACGAGTGATAATATCTCCATCCATATATACATTGGAATCTTTATCCTCAACAGTTTTGGAAATTTGATTACCAATAGCATAAATAGCATTAATAACGCCAAGATTAGCATTTTCCATAGTGTCTCTCATAATAGACTGAGGACTTACAATCTCAGGATTAGAGCTTGCGCCTTGATATTCACCAACCTGAACAACAGTAGGACGTGTGATTACACCACCACTTGCAAGCTTAGGAACAGCAAGGTTACTAAATTCCTGAGATACTGCTTTAACTCTTGCTACAGACTTGTATCTTGAATTAGAGCTTCTACCAGACTTCGCAATGTTCTCTTTCTGAGATTTCTCTTCAGAACTAAAGGCATCTCTAATAGACTGAATTATACTTTTGACAGTATCAGCAATCTTAGTAATCAATCCATTACAGAAGTCAGCAACCTTTTGTTTAAGACTTTCAAAGAATTGATTAAATGCGTCTATTATCTGTTGAAGAAGATTAAGCCAAAACTGAGCTGTGAACACTTGAGCAACAGTAGAATTAAACCATGCTTTAAGTTCTTCCCATTTACCTTTGATTTTCTCATTAAGTTTATCAAAGAGAGAATTACCATCATCATCTTCCATAGATGCAATACCACCAGCAATACCAAGCATACCAAGGCCAAGTAACAAAGCTGGAATATTGCCAAACAAACCGATAATTACAAGAACCAATCCTATAAAAGCAGTTACGCCAGCAAGAATAGCTTGATATTCTAAAATAAAGTTATTTGCCGCTTCAATTACCTCATCAAACAAAGACTTACCTTGAGAATCTTCTACAGAACCAGCGTAAATTGCAAGACCAATTCCAGCCACACCAGCTATAATTAATCCGAGATTTGCAGTTAAAAGACCAACAATTAAGCAAACAAGACCAATAAGCCCAGAAAGACCAACAATAAGTCCTTGATATTCGAGAATAAAATTATTAATAGCATCAATGACACCTTGGAATATACTATTACCACTTGCATCTTGTAGAGATAGTGTTCCAATACCAATAAGAGACGCACCGAGTACAATAAATGGAATATTACCAGAGAGAACACCCATAATAACACTTGCAAGACCAATAAGTATCATAGCTATCTGCATTGCGTTTTGCTTGATAACATCAATGTTATTGGAAATTAATTGAGAGATTTTATCAAATAGAGACACACCTTCAGCATCTGTTAAAGATAATGCTCCTACAGCAACCATAGCAATACCAATACCAATCAAAGCAGGATTACCAGACATGAAACCGATAATCACAGCGGCAAGACCAGCAAGAATAGTTACTACTTGCATGATGTTCCTTTGAATGACTTCATAAAAAGAAGCAATAGCTTTTTGTAGCTTGTCAAATGGTGTTTCACCTTCTTCACCTGACATACCAATAGCTACACCAAGACCAATCAAACTTAAACCAGAAATAAGAGATACAATACCACCACCAAAGAATGAGAAGATAACTAAGAATAGTCCAGCAATAATAGCGGCGATTGTTGTTATCATTTGAATCATTCCTTGAAGTTCTTGCATCTTCTATTTAAACGCATCTATCTTATCAAGGTCTTCTTGTGACAGGAAAGAAAAATCAGACTGCTTATCAAACAGTTGAAAATCGTCCATATCAATGCCAAAAGAATTTTGAGTATCGTCAGGAGAATTGAGAACATTCAGTTCATCAAAACCAAACAAGGTTTTCTTAAGCTTTTCAGCTTGCTTTGTAGCTCCTGCAAGAGAAGCTGTATAATCATTAACCTTATTAGAAGCACCAGACATTTCATCATCATTATCAAGAGAAAGTCCAAAAATTGCTCTAATAAAGATATTGATATAGGCTACTGCTTTAATAATAGCAGAAATTAACTGTGTGAGTGCAGGAAGTATAATTTCACTAATAGAAGACTTCATTGACTTTACAGCGGCAGAAAGCACATCTTTAGCATCATTGTATGCGCCTGCGAGTTTCACAGCATTATTTGTAGCATTTAAACCTAATACATTTTGCGTCTTAATCAATTTTTCCATGTCAGCTTTAGAAAGATTGAGGACACCATTTAATTCAGAAGCATTTCTACCAAATATTTGAGCAGCTATTGCCGCCCTTGTGGTAGTATTCTCAATCTTCTGAAGCTTTGTTATAGCTTCTTCAAATAGTTCTGTAGAATCTCTAAACTCGCCATTAACATCATATACAGAAATGCCAAGACGATTAAAACCACTAATAGCAGATTCAGAACCACTATCAGCACTCTTGAGTCTCTGGTTAAGCTGATTTATTTGTCCACGAAGAGCAGAAGCATCACTACCAGCCATTTGCATAACAAAAGACCATTTCTGATACTTCTGAACAGACATATTAGCTTTCTCTGCGTTGTCATTGATAGCATCATTAATTTCAGCCATCTCTTTAGACCACTTTACAGAAAGTAAAAGCAGGACTGTATTTAAGAGAATAATAACACCGCCAAGAATAGTACCAAACTTCTTTAGAGCACTTGATACCTTAGCAAAATTCTGTTGCAGATTAACTGTTGACTTAGAGATTTTTTCTATCTCATGTTCAACATCTTTTAGATTCTCAAGATTAGCTGTAATACCATCGACAGGATTGGTAAATTTAAACTTGATATTGAAATCTCCCGCACCATTCTTAAAAGCATAGTAATATTTCTTTAACCTTGCCATTGCAAGACCGTTTTCATCTATTGCTTTCTTAAGTGCTGTGTATTCCGTTAGTTTAAATCTTAACCCATGTTGAGTAGTGAAGAAATCAACAAGTTTCTTCTTTGCAGAATTTACTACTTTTTCAAATCTACTCCATTCATTATATACTCTTGCTTCTGGTGTGTAGAATGTTTCATCAGAAGTCCGAGACAATTTAATAGCGGCATTGATAGACGCAAGCTTATTTTTAAATGCGTCAGGAGCTTTCTTACCAGCATCTCTATCTTTCTTGTTAAAATAATCAATCCAAGAGTCATAATACTTCTTAAAAAATGACATTGTAGTTTGATATGTTTTTGTGCTGGATAGTAATCTATCAATTTCTTTTTGTACAATATCACTACCTATAATCTTTGTACCAAGGTCAATCTTTTCAAGATTGCTGAGTTGTTGTACTGAGCTTACAAGTTTAGATAACTGTGGAAACAGATAAATCAAAGATGCTCTAAGAGTGTTGATTGGAGCGCTCATCTTCTTAAAAGAAGAAGTAATAGCATTAGTATTTACATTAGTCCGTGAAAGCTGTTTAAAATTCTATTTAACTGAGAGAACTTGACTGTTTAAGCCATTCAGCGTATTTTGAAAATTGTTTACTGACTTGTTTGCTTGCCGTACATCAGCAGTCAGCACAATTTGTAAATTCTCGTCCATAGTCCCTCCTATTATTCATCAGAGTCATTTGAGTTCTTTTCCTCAAATTTCTTATTGTGCTGTGAAGCAAAAGCCATAAATCTCGCTACGTTAATATCTTCTTGTTCTTGTTCCTTCTCTTCTTCTGTTTTCATAAAGAGAGATGGATATACTTGATGAATAGAGGGCATCTTAGTATTACTGTCAAACATACGAGCAACAGAAATACCAATTAAATCTGCTAACATATAATCAAACTATGCTTTAGATTGTAGGTCTCTTTTTCTCTTTCTTTCAAAAGAATCCATTGCTCTTACAATCTCTGCAAGTGTCATTCCCCAAAACTCTTTTTCTGTTATTCCATAATCAAGAGCATTAGGTAATGTTTGATATATTAGGTCAGATAATGTTTGAGGAGAATCCTAAGACTCTCCTGTTAGCCGTTTTTTGCTTCGCCCTCTTCATCCTTGGAAACGAAACCAGAGACCTTGAAGACGTCAAGCAATACATTCATAAAGTCCACCAAGGTATGACCTTCTGCAAGATAATCATCATAAATGTCATAACAATCATCTTCTTTTACACCATGATTAAACTGTTGCATACTTGCATGAAGAATAAGCATAAGGTCAGCAATCTTAGGAACACTATTTCCCTCAAGTGTAGTAAACACATCAAGAGGATTCTTACCAAGTTTCTTTTCTACTTGAACGATATTACGAGTATTCAAGCGAAGATTATAAGTCTTTTTACCTACAGTAAATTCAACACAATTCATATATTTATTTTCTCCTTTTTAGTTTCAAATTTTTGTATCATAAAAAAGAGGGAGAGCTTATGCCCTCCCCCATATTAATTACTCACTAAACACAATCTTGCTATTAAGAGCAATATCGAGAGTATAAGTAAGAGCGGCATCTACGCCAACGCTGTCAAGCTTAACACTGGACTCGCCAGTAAAAGTAGCAGTAGTGTTGTCAGGAAGAGTAACTTTCCAGTAACTAACGCCAGTCAAAGCATCAAGAATCTTAAACTGAGCAGTTGCATAGAGGAATTTGAAAGACAAATCACCATAATCAACAAGACCTTTAATATAAGCCTTAGCATCATTATCAAGAGTGGTAACGTCAATCTTATTGGGAGTACCACCAAGTTCAGGAATTTCCTGAAGGTCAGTCAGGTCAGTATAGGAAGTAGCACTTGTACCATAAGAAAGCTTAATACCCTTAGAGTGTAAACCTTGAGCCATTTTGCATTTCTCCTTTTTTATTCAAAGATTTCATAAGTCAAGCATTGATAAGTAAGTATTCTTTGAGTGCAACCATTTATCACTTGGTCTTTTGCGTCTCTACGTTTGAAGCCTAATTTTCTCATAATAGAATCAACCTAATTAGAATAGTTTGCAATCTCAGAATTTCTTTTAGCATAGACTTTAATATAATAGAACACATCACTATGTTCTTGAGTATCGCCTTGTTTATCTATTTTATTAGTAATCAATAGATAAGATAAGCAAGGAATATCTGTAGTTGAGGTTGTAAAGTTCTCATCGTACACTTTTAATCCTGTTTCTCTGAGAGCTTCCACCACAAGAGGAGTAACATCAACCATTGTTTAATACCTCCTCATATTCTTTTTTAAATATTTCTTGTATAGTTCCTTCGTTTTTATATAAAGCTCTGTCCATAAAAGGATTTGGCTTTTGTCCATATGTCGTATGCCAATTCCCCTCTTCGTCTTGATACTTCCAAGGAACATCAGTTCTTCCTTCAGGTGAATATATACCAGTTCCATAGTGTACCCAAGGAGCATATTCTACAGGAGTGAATACTCTGCCTGTTACCCTCTTATCAGATGAAGTCACTTCTGAAGTAATAGAACGCCTTAATGCGCCTGTGTCTACTGGACACTCTTCTTTAGCATCTCTCTCAAGAAGTAGCACGGAAGTTGTCATTGCCTTTTCAGCAGTCTAAACAGAAGTAATGTTTTCTAACTTCTTATTCAGCTTATTCAAACCAATTATCGCTTCCATTATTCAATCCTCTGCATGAAGACTTGATTGAATCTTCCCTTTAGAATATAAAGTATCTTGAGCTTCATTTTATTATAGTTTACTATACATTTATCATTTAGTTCATTATCCATTGTAATTCCTGTATATTCGGAATCTACATACAATGGACTATCAACAGGCGAGTGCTTAGTGACAGATATAGCCATTAAGCACTCTTTCTCTGTATTATCTACTTTTGGTTGTCCGTATTCGTCAAGTTCATCTGTATAAGAAGTGTAAGTAATCGGAATGTACTTCTGAATCATACAAACAACACCTTACGCTTTCTATTTAGAGCCTTTTTAATATCTTCTGGAATATCATTAAAATAAGATTCAGAAGTCCCATTAAAAGTCATAGAGGACAATCCTTCTGTATTCATTCTATTCAGGGAAATAACCGCAATTCTTTCCGCTAATAGAGTTAGAGAATAATCAGCTTCACAACCTGTATAATCTTCTACAAACTGTAATGCCATCTTAGCCGCTAACCCTATCTAAGCATCAGAAAAGGAGGTTACGCTATTTCCCAAAAGCAGTTTGATTTCTTCAAGCATGAGTAACCTCCTTATTTATTTAATTACTCCGCAACAACAGTAGTTGCAATGGAAGGAAGAGTACCCTCAACCTTTGCAATAACCTTGATAACATCACCAGCAACAAGGTTATTGAGAGCATTAGCACTATAAGCATTGGAAGCTGCATCAACAGTGGCATTGAGAACACCATTGACATAGACTTCAACTTTAGCACCAGTGGTAGCTGCACCAGCAATAGCCTTAGCACCCTTGGTAGAAGTAGTGATAGTAGCAGCGGTGGTCTGAGCCTTACCGCAAGCAACACACTTGCTCTCATCAGTAAGAGCGATTACAGCATAACGAGTAGCAAAGATACGATTGAGCTTAGTATTAACATCACGGTCTTGCTCAACATTTACACCCTTCTTAATGAAAGCAGTAACAGCATCCTTAGTAGCCATGAACATAATGCCACTTGGAACAGCCTTAGAGGTATAGATGGGAACACCAAGAACGGAACCGATAGCACCAGTGCGAATGTAGTCTTCAACATACATTAGCTGTTCACCAAGAGCCTTACGGATGGTTGGAACAAGGTCCATAGCGGCGAGGAAGAACAAACCTTCCTGAGACTCATAAACATTAGCATACTTAGCAATAGCATCTGCAAAGTTAGCAAGCTTGTAATCGGTGAAAACAGCCTAATTAGAAGTCTTGGCATACTCAGCAATAGCCTTAGCAGTCCAGTCATTAACCATAGACTCAGAGAGAGTCTTAACCTTGGTCTCAATAAGAACAGGGTCAGTCATAACATCATCATCGTAATAACGAATAGCACCCTGAGTACGACTAACACGATACTCCTCTTCGGTATAGGAAGCATCAAGGAACTCAGAGTTACCCTCACCACGAGCAAGGTCTTCAACATTACCAGAGCCAACATACTTATGAATCTTCTTAACCATACCAGCAGTCTCAGCAAGAGAGTTATCAGCGGTCATATAACGGTTAATATCAAGCTTAGTAGAAAGGATAGAGAGAATCTTATTCTCAAGTACGAAATTATCGTAGCCAGCAAAAACAAAATCTGCCATTATGTAAAATCTCCTTTATTTGTTATTAGTTATACCATGTAGACATGGTTTGTTTAAATTCAGGATTGTTCTTAAGATAGGTTGCTTGTTCAGACATACTCATCTTATTGAAGTAATCCTTAGTCATTTCAGCAGGAGTAGATGTACCCTTCTTGGGACTACCACCCTGAATACGATTTTCAACTTCTTTTTGTACTGAAGCCTTCCAAAGCTTATCAAAAGCCGCAATTACTTTTTGATTAGCTTCGTTATCGTCAGAAATATTTAAAAGGTCTGCAAACTGAGCATCAAGACCACGAGCACTAAGAGTTGATTTAAGGTCACTGCGAGCTTTCTCAATATTCATTTGAGCAAGCTGTTCCTCAAGTTCCTTAATTCGGTCTTCACTTTCAGTCTTTGCGCGTTCCTCTTCATCCATGGTTAGAAGAGACATCTTCTTTTCATATTTCTTCTGTTGAGTCTTAAGAGCCTGTGTAACCCTTTCATCACTCTTTCGTTGAATCAGAGCATCTAATTCATCCTGAGTCATTGAGAGCTTCTGCTCAGTATCTTTAACCTCTTCATTTTTAATAATTTCTTCAGCCATTATTTTATTCTCCATTTCTTGAGTTGTACGGTTGTACGGTTGTACATATATATATAATAATATTATATATATTGTACATACATAAAGTATGTGTACAATAATATAATATTATATTTATATATACGCTGAATGTACAACTACCCCTCAGTAATATAAAGTCCTTAGTTAATGTCCAAGTCCTTAAATGACAAGTTAATCTTTGTAATAGGAAAGCCCTTTATCTTTGAAGTATTGTGGTTTGCGTGAATCGTTACACATATATCCTCTAAAGGTTCCATAATTCACACCATAATATTCAGCACACTCTTTTATAGAATCAAACACAATTCCATCACAGATTACTTTTCGAGCATAAGCATTTTCCCGATAAGTCCATTGACCATGATTTGGATTATTGTTTTTCATACGCTTGCTAAATTTGTCATAGTGTCCCTTTTCTCTCATTGTATTTACAGAACGCTCTATGTGTGTCCGATAATTATTATTTTCTTTGTAAGTCATCCATTCAAGATTCTCTACATAATTATTTTGCTTATCTTCGTCTTTATGATTAACAGTAGGTTTCTTGTCTGGATTTGGAATAAATGCAAGTGCAACTAATCTATGAACATATTCGCGCTTGCCCTTGTTATTTTTCCATAAAGTTACAAATAGATAACCTTTTCCATTATCATGCTGAGTTATAAATTTTTTTGTTTTCTTATTTCTAACTCTGCCATAATTGCTTACTTCATAAAGTTCTTCATAATATTTACAATCTTTGAAAACTTCTTCTAACATACAAATTACCTCCGTAATTGTTTATTTTAAAAGCTCAATAATTCCTTAGAACTCCGCTACAGGAATCATTGAGCATCTGCAAAAGGGTGAATTGGTGGTGCATTAACACCTTCTTTTAATTCTGATAGTTTAAATCTCTTTCCATCTAAAGAAGAACAAATCTCACAAGTCTTTTCATCTTCAGTATCTAAAAACTCAAATTCTTTAACACCATAGCCTTCATATCTATCTTTAGCCGCTTGTGTTTGAATATGAGTCATTTCAGTAACCACTACTGTCTTTGCTCTATTGTAAGAGACGTTAAATCTATCCATTAGGAATTTGGTTAATTCTTTCGTTCCTTTGCCTGTTACAGCAATATTTACAATACCTTCATTGAGTTCTTGTAATAACAAGGAAGTGTTATTCCAAATCCTTTGAGAAAAATGTTTTCCATCAGAACACCAAATAGACTTTACAGCACTCCTTGCACCTTCTTTTGCTGGAATCCCATTATATGCTCTATTTGGAATTTTGATAGCGTTAAAACTGCCTTTATACTCTCTTTCAAAAGAATCAGTCATTGCTTTAATAGACCTATCTCCTAAAGAATATAAAAGCTCCGAAAGCTCATTCTACATCTACCACCAACGGTCAAGTGTATAGAGCATATTCGGACCTATATTTTCATTCTTTTCTTTTAGCTCTAAGTATTTAGCAAAGGTTGCTTCATAATAAAGCATCGCCTGTTTTAAAGCTCTTTGATAATATTTTTTTAATTGTAGTTCAAGCTGTTTCTCTGAATGTCCTCTTAGCTTCTCCTACTCATCAAGTATTCTCTTCGTCCAATACTGCATTGTTACCACCAAAGTCATAGAGACTCATATTCTCTTCTCTCTGCTTTGCTACCTTCTCAGCTTCAGCTTTCGGGTCATCAATAAAGGGAAGAAGAGTCATAAGAGTTTCATCAGAGACTACATCTTTAAGTGTACTGACAGCTTGTGCAATGGAAGTGAGGTCTTCAGGGATATTACGCTCAAAGTTGATACTAATATCTCTATAGACTTCCTCACCTGTTATCATGGATGCAAAGCCACAAATCAATTCAATACGCCTCTGTAAAGCTTTCTTCATTTGTGCTTCAACTGTTGATGCACGAGTTTCACAACCAGTCAGCTTATATTTAATAGCAATACCACTTGTTACTCCGTTAATGAACTTCTCAGAGCTAAAATCAGGACAGCAAGCAATACGATAAATATTTTCTTGAATACGGTCAAGATTAGTATTCACCTGTGTTTCAGAAGTGTCTTTTACTACCCATTTTGCATCACAGCCACTACCAAGCAAGAGAATACGATTACGTCTCATTTCTGGTAGGTCTTCTTCAAATGCGTCACGATTAAAATCGCCAATTAAAGCAAGATAGGCATTAGACATACCTTCAATCTCATCTACCTGATTAGATAGGGTTTCATTGTAAGAATCCTGAAGATTCATTACACAGTCAAAGATAGACTTCTCATCCTCAAGATGGAATACATTTGCTGGACACTGATTGAACATATGTCTATCAGAACCAAGAGGTTCAAGAGGTCCATTCATACCAATCATCTTATAATGATAGATATTGACATTATCATAAACATCAAGGAAATAATTCTGATTGTCAAAGTCCCAATCATTTTCTTTTGTCCAACGAATGAAGTACAAAAGGTCTTGAGTCATATCATCAGAGTAGACAGGGAAGGAAGTCATAGGACAAACATTTGCAAAACGAACTTTCTTGTCATAGTCTACATACATAACTTCAGAACCAGTACCACATATTAAAGCGTCTTTAAGCAACGCTACATCTTCAGCACTCACATCATTGTATTTAAGAACTTCCTGAATTTGAGTTATATCTTTATCAGACTTATAGGAAATACAATTTGGAGCGGCAATATATCCTGTATAAATGTCAACTATATTTTTACAGAAGTTAGTTACTGTATTATTACATGGTTTAGTTTCATCTGTAAAACTACGGAAAAGAATCTTCTATTTTCCATCGTAATAATCATGCCATGCTTTTAATTTAGGAAGAACTTCCGTTTGATATTTAGTCAACATCTGTGTAATTATTTCAGGAGTTAGGTTATCATTACGAGATATTGTAAACATCTGTTTCCTCCTCCCTCTTTGGAATCAACTCTTCACTCTCAGAATAAGTGTATCTGCAAGGTAAAACATCCCAAGCATCTTCATATTCTAAACCAGTCTCATTCTGGATGATGTAGAAGTTTGAATCAGAATGAGTGTAAAGTAAATTATCAAATTGTTCTTGCACTATCATCCTGTTACCTCCGATGCTTTTTTCCATTCTGTCGTTATACTCGCCCAATTTGTAGACGCTCTCCATTCGTCATAAAGAGCATCTGGAATTATAAATGTAGAATATTTCTTTGTTGTAGGTCTATAATTTGGAGAGTTTATCATAGCTGGTACTTTTGTAGCTTTTCTAAAATCAAATATTTGATAACCAAAGGGAAAAGAACTGCTATAAAGTTTTTCTAAATTAGCGCCAAATATAATTTTTACACGCTTGTCGAGTGTTTCGGAATTACTCCAACCCTTAAAAGAATCTAATGCAATTTCTTTCACAGAATCTGAAAGAGTTATGCTATTGCATTTTAGCGCACCACTTGTAGCTCTGAAAGCCTACTACCCAATTTTTTCTACTCCCTCTCCAATTACCAAATTTTCGGTAAGGTTTAAGCCATACATAAAAGAGTCTGGAATATTTGTAATCCCGCTTATAGTAATATCTGTAGCAGTGTCGTAGTTACTTACCATTCCCATGAAAACAGGTGTTACTCCATCACCGTGAATGTTTATAGTTTTATAACCTTTTCCATCTGCTGTTAAGGTGTATTCCATATACGGCTTTGTTACTACACTACTCTCCATAGTGCCAACAATACTTTCGCCCTTCATATCATGTGCAGTAAAGCCTTTAGCCAGATGTGCGGCATCTACAGTATCAGCAGTTAAATCAAGCTGAGTTTCATTATTAATAACAACTTTATTTACTGCCATAGATTAACCTCCGATAGTACAGGTCTGTCCTCCAGCAGCATTATCAGAATAGGTTACAGGAATAGCGGCTACACTTACCTGAGACAAATAATCGAATCCCTCATCAGGAAGAACAGTCTGAGCAGCCATCGTAGGAGTTACAGACTTGGTTTGTGCTTTAACTTCCTCACCACCATAAGTACCAGTTTCTCCAAGAATAGAGATACCAGACTTGATGTTTGAGGGAATGATTTTAGCAAGCTCAGTAGCATCAATAGAGACAGTACCACTTCCATCATGGAAGCCCATAGGGATAGTATAAGCAGTCTTATCAGTAATAGTACCACTTACAGCACCCTTGTTAGGCATAGTACCTACAAGCTTAGTGCCACGAGCATAAGCAGTCTTACCTTCAAGAATCTCAGCTACTGCTGCTGTAGCATCTTGAGTATCAGCATCATAAGTGCAAGTTCCTGTAATTGGAGCACCAGATTTATCATGTGCTGTAATGTCTTTTAAAAGCTTATCAGCGGTAACGGTATCAGCAGTAAGGTCAAACTTAGTCTCGTTACCAACAACAAGTTTATTAATATATTTATTAGCCATTTAAAGACTCCTCTCCAATAATTAATGTATATCCCTCAGCAATGTTTGAAACCTCTGCTTGAGGAATCTTTTTAACAGTAATATCATCTTTCATGGAATGATTCTTTGTTTGAAGTGTTTTGTTTTCATATACTTTAGGAGTAAGTTCATATTCTCCTTCATAAGTAGGAAGCTCAGATGCTTTGATGTTTAATGTTGAACCTTCTACCCATGTGTTATTGTATTTGTATTTAAGCTTCATTAGGCTCATCTACCTCAATATAATTGTCGATAGAATCATTTCCACCAATGAACAAAGTAGTTACATATAAATGTTCTTGCTCTTTATGACTTCCATTCTCAGGATGTTCAAGGTCATTAGGAACATCAGTATAACGAGGTTCAGCCCAATCAAAAACCTTACCTTCATCTGCATCATAACGAACAAGATTAAATTTCTGAGTCTTCATATTTTCCTCCTATTACACAAGAGCAATTGTCCAACCTTTAGCGACGGCAACTGCTATCTCTTCTTCTGTCAGATTAGAAGAACCACCATCATCGGTTAAATCGCCCTAATATTTGTAGAACTTAATTGTGTTTGTACCGCCTTTACTTGCTAAATATTCAGACGTATCCATAATTGTATTAATTATATTTACCATTGTAGTATGATTAAATTTAGAAAACAATCTTCCTATTGGTACATTACTCCGCTGATAGCTAACAGTATTCCGTGCAGAACAATGCCAATCACTGTATTGTTTCATTTCTTCATAATTGGTCTATGTTTCCTCGATTGTATTTCCAATAATATTGTGTGTTTTATCAATACCTCCATAAGTATATCCATTACTTGTAACATCTCCGTACCCCCAAGAATTAGACTCAGAACAAGCCCACCATTCAATGGTTTGTTTTGTCATTTTAGACTTCTTTGGACTTCCATCTTTGTTAGTTACAAAGCTAACATCTTTAATCATTGGATAGCACCCTGCATGTCTTCCTTCATAACGGTTAGAGGTTGCTTCTGTTTTTGTGTATGTAGCAGGAATAACATACTTTTCAAGTGTGGGAGCATAATTAAAATCAACACGAGTTGGAGAAAACGCATCAAAACCGATATTAATCTTACTCCAATCAAATTCCTTGATTTTATAGCAATTACTTAATTGGGCATTTTGAGAATATGTATCCATCGCTCCAATAAACTAATAAATTTTATCCACTTCAGTCTACTCTAAATTGAAACACTTAGAAAATGTGCTTGATGTTTGATTTCCGTAAATACTCCGTTTGAATTGAAATATAGGTAGTTTCTTTAGATTTTTACAGCCACTAAAAGCGTCATAAAAAGAAGTTGCTGTTCCCGCTCTTGTTCCAACAACAATATCACTCAAGTCTTCAATATAAAGATTTTTATAAAATAACCGTCTACCAGCGTAATTTGAGCCATTAATATCTTCCCCAATTTCCGTTAAATTAGCTCTTTTAAGAATGTAGTTATCTTTGTAATATTTTTCAACATACAATGGACTACCAGCAGCAAAAAAATATTCGTGTTCTTGTCCATCACTCAAATTTAATTCTTCATCAGTCAATCCATAAGTAAAATTACCAGTACCATCAGCAAGAGGTACAGTAATGGTATCAATTCCTTGATAGGTCTTTTCATTCCCTGAACCATCTCTTAGTTTTATATCAGGCATTAATATACCTCCAATCCATTGTTAATTTTATTGATAATGGTAGCTTGAAACAATTTAAGGTCATTATTCGTCTTTAGAGGATAATTCCAAATCTGTCCTCCGCCACCATTTGTAGACCATGACAGAGTAGGTTCACCATCTACCATATCCACCACAAGATAATACTTTCCATCATCTGTAGGATAATCTGGAAGGTCAGGTTCTCCTTGCTCTGTTGTATCAATCCAAATCTTAATATTAGGGTCTGTGGGTTCATCAGGCCCAATATAAATCTCATCTTTTGTTAATCCTGTTGCACTAATGATATTATCTACTATTGAGATATTATCACCAGCAATTAAAGTGTCTTGCTTATCTTTAAGCAAATCTAATAGTTCTTGGATTTGAGCAGCACTTGCAAAACCAATATGTCCAGAATGTTCATAGTCTAAGTTAGTAAGCTTAGAGTGGTCTGTAGTCCCTGAAGAGCCACCAGACTTACAACCTGTTATATTTATGTTTACATGATTCTGCTTCAAGTCCATTCCAAGATGATTTGTGTTTAATTTAATATCCATTCTTTACCTCATACAAAATCAATCTTGTCGGGAAAAATTAAAGTTTCGCCATCGAGAACAAATTGATATTTATGAACACCAGAAAGAGTATTGGCAGGAATATTAAAAGTAAAACACTCTTCCTTTTCATCATAAGTACCAAGAATATTTAAATTATCGACAGCTAATATTAATTCACCCTTTACAGGATTGTTATTATCATCAGTTACGGAAACAGAGAAGTTATTATCGTAATCAGCATCTAAACGTAAACGCCCATATAAAAATTCTACCATTCTACACCTCACAATCCTAATGAACTCATTGACAAGCTCTTGATAGTATGTGTTGCATACAAATCACTATAAGCATATCTACAAGCATCTATAGCATGAGACCATTCATGTGTTGTGTCATCTGTCCATTCACCTGTTTGTTTAGACTTGATGTATGAAAAGTTTTCCAGTTCTTCGATGAAATTAACACACTTTGGGTTCACAATGATTAGATGGTCTTGCAGGAACATGAGTCCAAGTTTTATTGAGTCTTTACCTTTATTACAAGGTTTAGCATTTATATTATTTTCTCTGAAAAATTGAATACTACGAGGTTCAGCATTATCTACCATGATTGTAGTTTTAGATAGATTCATTTCCCTGATACCTTGTACAATATCAGAAAGCTGAACACCACGCTTAAAGTATTCATTACACACATATATTATTTTGTTCTATTTGTCGTAAAGAGTCTCTATTACAGCAGATGGGTCAATAAAGCCCAAGTCACAACCACATCTGTGCTCAAGACCTCTCTTAGCAAGCTCAGAAGGATTAAATTCCTCTGTTCTCCAATTTGTCAATACAAGTCCTTCAGGGTCAGTACCCCATTCTCCAAAGCAGAAGATACGAGCCTTTGCAGGATTTGTAGTAATTAAACTCTCAAGTTGTTGAACGTAAGACTTATCCAAGAATGGATTATCCTTATATGTACTATGGATATATAAAGCATCAGGAGGAAGATTATTACAGAACTCATAAAGCCATGAAGATTTATTGATAGGGTTAAATGCCATCAAGATTTGTTTCTGAGCATTGCCACCACGAAGACGCAGGTTAAGCTGTTCAACAATCTCTTTTGGTACTTCATAAACCTCTTCAATAAATACTGCTGTAATACCAGCAATAGACAGGAGCTTAGTTTCATCATCAAGTCCAAGGAAGATAATCTCACTTCCAGAAGGTAAGGTAATAATCAGATTACTACTATTCACCTTACAATGCTCTATTAGTTTCCACTTAGTCAGAATCTCCTTAAATAAAGCAAAACATGAATTTCTGAGAGTAGTTCCATAGCGTCTACATACAAGTATCTTTATCTTCTCTGTCATTCCTCTGAGAATCAATTTCTATGTAATAAAATAGGATTTAGAACTACCAGCACTACCCATATAGACTTCCCAACGGTGAGAATAATCCTGAAGATATGGATAGAACTTTGGTACAAATAAATCCTTACTTAATTCTATAGTCACTCAACCACCATCACTTTAATAGTCTCATCAGCCTTTACATTAACTACATCTTCAGCTTTGTAGCCACAACTATCAAGAACATAAGTAATAGCTTTCATGTTACCACGTTGAATCTGTTCGCCAAGTTTTTCAATAGCATTCTTCTCAAGGTCTTTAAACTTATCACGGCAGATTTGAGATTGTAGTTCCTTGTAAGTATCAGAACGTGAGATAGAGAAAATCATCTTAGCACTTTCGGGAGTCTCTGGTAAATTAAGCATCTTGGCAATCTCTACAGCGTTGAGAAATGGATTGGAAGTCCATAGTTCGCACACAATCCTTTCACGCTGCGTAGGCTCAAGTTTGATAAAAGGTTTTTCTTTCTTTGGCATATGTACCTCCTTTCCCAAAATATAAAAAAGTCCCTCCCAAGCTTTTACACTCAGGAGGGTAACATATTTATTGTTTAGCTTTAAGTCTCTGATAGAGTTCTTCCATAGCCCCAAGGGATTTAGAAGACTTCTTGAAAGCTCCCTTATGGAACTCTTCAATGTAAGCCTTTCTCACCTTGGGGAATTTGTCAGTAGGATTTGCTTCATGGTACTTCACAAACCAATTCAAAACAGCAGGGTCATTATCAGCATGGTCGCTGATATACTGCAAGTCAATAGCCGCTGCACAAAGGGGAGTTGCAGGATAAACAGCTTTTTCAACAGTACGGGAAATTTTCTTTTCTTCAGCCATAGAGGACACCAACCTTTCTTAAGATGGCTCCGTTATAGCATAGGTTACAATTTTTGTCAACACTGTTTTTACGTCATATCTTTTATGTGTACGCAATATTGCGTCTGGGACATTTAGCCGCCCATGCTGAACCACATCAATAGGACTGATAGAATGTTTACCAGTCTCTCCCACGCACCAGAGGAAATTATCTATTGACATAGCATAAGTGCATTCAGAAAATGACAAGAATAACACACAAAATACATCTTTTGCTTGTAGAGCTTTCATTTGGTCTATCTGTGTTTTCTTTATCATTCCTTTTACATTGTCATGTTCTATTGTTATATATTTTTTCTCTGTGTATTTCAACTCACAGAAAAATATGTTTTCATTATATTTTACTAAAAAATCTGCTGGCTAACATGGGATATAAGCATTAGAGTCTATAGCTTTAGCAGATACATAAGAATCCCTAATACGCCAACACCATAAGTTCTAATGTTTACACGACTCCTTAAAATCCTGTTCAAATATCTTCCCTGTGTTCATTCAGATACTCCACGATTTCTCTTCCGATTTTCTTTGCTTTGTTTTTCCTTGATTCTTTTAGTTGTTCCTTAATATCAAGAACCAAAGAGATACTAAGTAATATCATTGTGCATATAATGACAACACACAAAAAATTCTCCATTATTTCTTCTCCTTCTTATTACGAAATTTCTTTTTAAACCAATCTTTTACATCGCTCATATCATGTTCAATGAAAAACCACATAATCAGACCAATAGGTATAGCAATTCCAACAGCTAACAGAACTTCTGTAATTGTCATTGGTGTACCTGAACTTCTAATAATAATTGGCATTGGATAAATCATTTTTTTCTCCTTTAACACAAACTTTTATCTTCTCCCTTGTAGTTGTAGAGAGAGCCATATTTCAGGCTCTCAATCTACAGAAGAAGAAAAAATGAAATATATACACATTATACAGTATATGCATAATGGTATTAGCATTATTTAAATATTCCTCCTATTGTTTTAAGGAGGAGGAAGGCCCTATGGCTAAGACCTTCCTTTTTTCTCGACACATAACACATAAATAGTTTAGTAAAATATCATCTATTATAAAACATTGCTGTAAGTGTCGAAATTACGATTATGAAACTTATTGAAAAAACCCTCATGCCATGAGAGCTAACACAATCCAACTAAGTAATAAACCAGCAAACATATAATTTCTATTCTCTTTATTGTAAATAGCACTATATTCTTTGTTAAAAAGTTGCATTTTCTTCTCCTTTCATTTTTCCAGATATACTCTCTTTCGTTGTTAGTGTTTTTTTATCTCGTTACGCAAGAATTTGTTTTCTCTTACGATACCTCTTACCTTTTTCCACTTTTCGAACTCTTCCATCTTTTTCGCAATATACTCTTTGTAAGTTCCTGTTTTTATTGCATCAGACACTTCTTCATCGTCATCACGCCAATATACTTTAACAACCATGATTTTCCACAAGAACCTTCCATTCATTTTTCTTCTCATTTTATGGAGCTTACTTATATCGTTCTCAACCAAATCAATCATTAATTCTTCATTTTCTAAGCACCACTTTACCCATTCTATGTTTTCAGAAGGTATATCTTTTTCAATATCTTCCTCTTGATAATAATAATTATCTAAGCATTTTCCCTTTATAGAAAATTGCATAATCACCTTTTCACCAGTTGGTTTATAAACGCTATCCTTCAAAATATTATAACCTTTTAATAGATTAGTGGTATCAAACTTCTCAATAGTTTCTTTTTCCAACTGTTTTGCTTCTTCTTCAGTTAAACCACTTTTTACAATCTCATGCTCAAAGTTCTTCCACCGATAAAGCCTTATTGCGTTATAGAAATGAAAGCAGCCTTCGTACCTTTCTCCATTTTTACCCCATCTCTTTTCTGGATTGTCTCCATGTTTAGTTCTACCTACATATTTTTTCCGATTGATTTTATTTGTATGAATATATACACAATGATTATTATTTTCCACTCTCTTTTTCTCTTTTCCTACGCTCTCTTGCGGCTTCAGCTCTTTTTTTCTTAGCACAATCAGGGCAAAGCTCTTTAGGATTATGGCTTTTTCTATCAAACTTCTTATGACAGCAAGGACATTTAGAAGGAAGAACTTGTTTAGGAGGTCTACTATTTTTCTCACCACAAATTTCTTCAAACCACTTACCACTAAATTCAAGCGGAACTTCAATAGTTTTCTCACCATCTTCGGGAATCATAGAGAAATTAAGCATCCATTTATCTTTTTCATCAAAAGTAGAATACCAAATACCCCAATCATACATAGGGTACATACAATCAGGCATCAACTTAGTTTTACCTTTAAGCCATGCTTCTCTTTTCAATCTTGGTCTATTACCACTTAGATAGATATTATTAGGATATTTACTGTATTGTCTCTGAATCAAAGACCAGACATAAAGCTGGAATAAGCATTTAGTTCTTTCGATACCAAATTCACCCTCACTTCTTTCACAAATTCCATTGGTTTCATTACCCTCAGCAATCCATTCATCAGAAGTCTTATGTATCATCTCTTTAAACCAATCCAAGGTATCTTGACCGATAAATACAGGCTCAATATCAATCAATTCTTTCTTTTCTCTCTTTCTCATTGCAATTATGTGTTTCGTCAGCCAAGGACCATCAAGGAAATTGTAATTAACCCATAGTCTCTCAATTTCTGCTCTAATAGCTTTAGGCTTCAATCCTTGAATATCAAAATACTTAATTAATAAATTCAAGTCAGCCAAACCTTTTCTATACTTGTTTTCAAACTTTACTTTATTATAACGAGTAGCGAGACCTTGACTTTCTCTCGTTTTAAAAACATATACACCAGTTTCCAACAACTCTTCTACTTTCTAACTTTCATGGTATTCTTTTCTCATCTTTTTTCTCCTTCAATTAAAATCTAAATTATTTCCTTATTATTAATAATAAAATTTTTTAGAAAACCGCTGTCTGACTCCTTGGGAGTATAAACATACCACCCCGATTTAAAATCAAAAATAGAGCCGTTTTTCTTATAAAACGTAAAGGCGTAGAGCTTTACAATCTACAGGATTAAAATTTTTTAGAAAACATACATTTAAAATCAGGGGTATACTTTTACAACTAACCTACTATACCCCCTATTTTCTAAAAAATTACAATAACAAACTATTATTAATTATTTAAATTGTAATCTTAAACCACCCACGTCCTGTTGCCTCAAATTTGCAATCAAGGTCAAACGCTCCCATAAACTCCACAATATAAGCGTCTGTAACAAAGGTACTATACTTAAGAGCACACTCAGAGAGCCAATCACTATAACCCTCATACCAACCATTAGGATTCCACTTGAGGAAATTAGCGCAAATATCGCCATACTCAGCTTCATAGTCTGCGCTCTCCGTAAAACCTTTTACTATAATCTTTTCATAAGAAACAGCAGTTTCTTTCTTACTATTTTCAATAGCTAAATCAAACATATAATCTTTCATAATTAAATTCCTCCCTGAATAATACAAATATCAATATATTTAATTAAACCTATGGCAAAAACGCCAACTAATACATACAGCGCACTTTCCCAATCCCAATTCTCCATTTTTTATCCTCCAAAAATCATTATTAATAAAGTAGCAACTGCAAGACCTACGCCAAACCAACAAACAAAAGCAAGATTCATATAGTCTTTCATTTTCTTATTTTCTCCATTTTATTTTTATTGTTGTACCTCTGTGTCCGTATTATTATATTAGTAATAACAGTACACATACTTTATGTATGTACTGTTTATTACTATATAATATATGTACAACCGTACAACATCAATAAAATCAAGGGAAAAAATGATATGAGAGTTGTACTGGCGTACAAGTTAATCAAAAACCCTTATTTTATTGGAGTTGTACGCAGTTATACACCACCAAAATTATCCTTTAACTGTACTGTCCAATTTGTAAAACTTTGACCGTCTTGTTTAATAATTTGGAGTCCAAAGCTATCATAGGTTTTGTAATCAAGACCATTAGCTTCGGGGACGGCTTTAAGTACACTTGACATTTTGGCTCTACCTTTAGCCTGTTTCTTTTCGTTCAGGTATTTTTTAATAAGATTAGCAACTTTTTCATTCATAGGATTTCTGATTTCTTCGTCGTCAATTTGAAAAAATCCCCATTCATCACGACTGAGACTAAAGCCACCATTATCTTCTCGACCTTTATTTGTGACTTTAACACCTTGGTATATATCATCTGGATTCTTAGGCATAAGACCGAAAGCTTGGTCTACAATACGACTGTGAGCACTTGCACCAGCGCAAGCTAAGAATGGGTCTTTTTCCTTTGTTCCAATTTTGCTTGCATGATGACTATAAATAAAGCTAAGTCCATATTGTTTATATCCAGCAATCTTACCTATACAATCTCCAACTTGTACATTATCATTTTCATTATCGCCGTC